ATCCTCATCCTCCTCCTCAGGGGCATACTCCTCAGCGTCTTTGACGCCGGCAGCTTTCAGCACTAGGTAGCGAACGAGTTCGAGGCGCATGGTGCGTGGGTAGCTCGCTATGCCCCACGCCTTCGCGCAATTCGCGACGTCCTCGAAAGAAATTCCTCCGCCAGCGTCATCTGATTCCCAACGCTTCTTGAACTCCTGTTTTGCCATGCTCAAGGTCTTCATTATCTTTCGTCCAGTACAGCTTTGATGGCAAGCTCATTGAGGTAGCCAATGCCGGTTGCTGTCAGGTTGTTCTCGACCCATTCACAAGGACTTCCGTCCCAGCATTCCAGATGCCACTCAATTTCCATTTGTGCTGCAGGATCATTGATCGAGCCTCGTTGCGGGCAATAGTGATCGATCACGATATTGAAAGGTAGCTGGTAACGCTTGCCGTCAATATAGGTCAAAGCATCAGTTGACATTTTATTCGCTCCTATCTGAATGCGGCATCAGTCCAAGAAGTTCATAATGGCGAGACCGTCGAGGTTCTTGGACGCGTGTGCTGTCGACAGCATTGAATAATAACGACCTGACAGGCGTTGAACGTCATGCCCTTCATCGTGGAATTTCCAGAGTCGCCGATTAAAGACATACAAGGTTATGGCGGCCCCGAATGTTTCCGGAGACATCTTACCTTCATAGAGGTTGTATGTGGAATATACTGCGTACCTTTCTACCTCCAGCGGAGCTACGAGGAATGAGAACTTTTTGATCTCTTGCACTCCCCAGGAGCCGTTCGTTTGCTGCATGTCGAAGGAAGTGAACCTCTTGAACGTGTGGCGGAGGTATTCCCTCAATTGAGTCTCATCAAAGAGGATTGTCGGTGGAGTCGGAAACATTTGCGCAAGTTGCGCCTGCGTTGGCAATTCGATTTTAGTCATAGCGGACCTTCTCCTTGTTTGCTGCTTGCTGCTTGCTGCTTAATCTTTATTATATAGCAGTCTATAAACAATTTCAAGGGCTTGGGGGCAGGTTCAGGTTCAGGTTCATGCCGTTTCTGATCCTAATGTGCCTTACCTGTCTAATTGCCGCCAACTTGGACGGGAGTCCATCAATCCAATCGTCCCAGACTTCATCAAGGTCTATCTCTTCTCGATCATACCCAAATGTCTGTACTTCCTTGAACACGGCTGATTCATATTCAGCTAAGGTTTTTTCTACCTTTGTAAATCCTCGAACTGGTCTCGACATCGTTGGTGGTCCTGTGTCAATGTGCGGTATGCAGTATGCAGTATGCAGTATATCACGTCTAATCCGCGCTAGTACAGATTTTATACCCAGCATTTGCTACGGCGTTCAAGAGTTGGTCAGGCCATGCGTCTAGCGGTAGATCCTTTTCGTCTAGGACTTCAAGCGCATCGTAAATGACGGTGTTCAAGCCCATTGAATTGCTTGTTGCGGTTGTTGCGATTGTTGCGACTCGACGCTTCAGCTTCTCCAGCTGTTTTTCTACCCTATATGCCGTAGACAGAAGGTAATTATACCGGTCAAGTTTAAGCTGTAGTTGCGGATGGAGCAGCTTATTGTTTGCATTGGTCTTGGCCACTTCTTTGTGCGTCTTTCGCAGGTTAGTATGTACCTGGGAATTAAATACTCGGAGCAGGCACGACAAATCGTTAAACAGAGCCTTCTGGTCTTCAATGTTCATTATAAACCTCTTGAGTGGATAGAGTCACTTGCGATGAGAGCCTCGGCATCCATACGTTCAGCATCGCCGAATGGATTGTCATCTACAGCTTGAAAGGCTGTCGCCCGCAATTTGCGTATACGCTTAGTATTGGCCTGAGATTCCTCTTGAAGGTCCCGCTGGAGCTTCACGAAATCTTGCGACCCAAAATAGAAGTCTGTGTTCCATCTCTTGATCATTCGCTATTCCTCCTGTAGACGACTTATCTGCTCGTTCAAGTTCTCTAATTCCCGTAATAGAGATTGGTCGAGGCTTGGATTTACATGTCTGTCGATTTCTTCTTTTTCACGCGCCTCACATCCTATGAGGGGCTGCCTAGTAATATCTCTTTTGCATTGACATACTAAAGCCTCAGGAGAGATCCCTGATTTATCCTTATGTATCATGCACCAAGATAGAGGGTCGAAACCGGGGGGAGCTGCTTCGAAAGAGGCGCAGCCGACTAAACTTAAGCCTACGCTTAACAGGATTCCACAGTTGCGGCTACGATTATAGTAGCGACGTGGATGACTTCTTGGGCGCAGTAAGAATTCTGCAAAGTCGCCGTAGTGTACGTGCATGTTCGATTTCTCCTTGATACTTCCGCATTGCCTCAGCTAAGGCCTTAGACCGGAGATCTACAGTTTCGTCGCATCCCAGCATGAGTTTGATTTCTAGGATACTTTGCGCAGCAGGTTTCACCTTAAGCATGGCGCCAGGATCCACGGTGGTATTCAATAGTGTTTTTGCATTTCAGACATTCGACCGTGCTACCTGCCTGCACATGCACTACCGGCAGGAATGGGAGGACTAGCTGGCGTAAAGAGTTGAGACAGCAGGGATGCAAAGAATGTGGCTTCAAAGTTAGAGGGTAAATCTTGGTCTTCGTCTTCATTTACTTTCTCCTCTTATTGATGATGAAATATTATAACACACTTATGATGGTCATTGCAAGTGTTTCAGAGGCTCAATCTTTAAAGCCTTGATTTGAGCTCAGGTCTCGCAGGATTAGTTGCAGCCTGGCGAGACTATTCCATGCAACATGAGCTGCGTGCAGCAATTCACTTTCAGTATCGGTATCTTCTCCTTGCAATTCAGCGAATAGGTGTCGCAGTAATGCATCAGTATACCGCTCCCTACCACTGGACACTTCTAACCAACCATGCTCAGTGTATTTCTCAGCCCCGTATGTGCCGACATTTACTACAGCAGTCAAAGCTTTTGCAAAGTCTCCAAGCACCAACGACATCTTGAGCTTGCCTTGATCGAGTTTTACACCTTTATCTGTGCTCATTTAATTCACGCCTCGGAAATGTCAAGAGGAGAACGCCAACATAAAAACCTTGGTTGGCGCGGTGCATTTTTCGTTCCATAGGGTTTAAACTTGTATTTGCAGATTTTGCCTAAGTATGCTTCGGGGTTAGACCAAATATGATCGCGCTGTGCGCTATCCAAGCCAGTACCCAATTTCAAAGCCACTCCGCTGTAGATGTCTTCGACTATTAGCGCGCCCAAAGAGCCTGCTTGTGACATACCCGATGCTACGGACGAGCGCTTAGTATATCCAGTCTCATTCGTTATGGGAGTGTTGTTGTTGTGGTATAATTCCTCATAACCGGTTACTTTGGCCTCTGAGGTTGCGTAACGTACCAGTTTCAAGGAAATACGGTCTTTCACAGTAGATCTGCCAGTTTTGTAGATTCCCTTTGGGTCGCGCAGAACTAAGCCTTCAAATCCGTTGTCTAGGGCTATAGCTTCGACATTTATGAGGTCCTCGATGCAGGTTACTAACTGCTGGCCCAGTATATGGACATGGTCTAAGGGTACAGTTTTGGATAGCTCATCCATGCGTTTTTTGAGATGTGCTTGCCGCATTTCAAATGGCATGTTTAGATTGGAATCGTCGACATAATCGAACAGGTGGTAGTGTAGCGTGCTACTGCAACCTTGCGTCATTACGTCCGAATAAGTTTCTGTTGGACCTTTGACGCTTATAAGTTCCCCGTCGAAGTTATCGCCTAAAGTTCGTGCCAACGTTTGAGCAAATTGGGAAGGGATAGGTTTTAGTGCGCATGACAACATTTGTCCATTACGTGTTAGTCCCCTAATTCCGTCAATCTTGTTGGAGGCCAATAAAGGGAACAATCCATATTTCTTGTCCCATTCGATGAACTGCGCTAAACTTACTGGGGATTTAGCCGCCTTTAAGGGCCTGAATAGCATGTTCTTGATCCTCGGATGCCTGGTTAAGGATTATGTCTTGCTGCAAGTCATTGATTCTGTCGTTTAGCTTCAAGGTAGGCTTTTTATTGCTAATTCGGGTTTTAATGTCCTTTAGATTTTGGAAAGTTTGCCCTACAGTGATTTTGGTATTGTTGGAGTGGCTATACCAGACTTGCGATATCGACCAGAATAGTGTAGTACATTTGCTGAGTTCGACGTCATGAATTGTATTTTTCACATAACCCCCAATGAGTGCCAATTTTAAAGTCCACTGTGAAAGTAACAGGCGTATCAAGCCATTCACAAGGCAAAGTCTCCATTACTTCTTTAGCCTTGGCCGCAATTTTTGCAATGATTTGAGGTTCATTAGGCAGCTCGAGAAGAAGAGAATCATGTACTAGGTTCACTATGGCCGCGTCATTCTCTCGGAGGAATGGGAAAAGTTCTACTCCAGATAGGTTGGTAAAGAATGCGATGGTACTTTGCATCTTAAAGTTGGCGAATTCGTTTTGTAGTCCCTTCAAATTGTTGGGGGACACTATCCCTGCGCGCCGTTTATTTCCAAATACCGTCTCCAGATTTTTACCGAGCAAAGGAGCTTTACGGCATTCTGCGATAAACTGTGCCGCTTTTGGCATTCGCGCAACCCAAGCATCAATTAGACGTTGAGCTTCAGCAGAACTTATATCGAATTCCTCAGCGATGCTAAAAGCTTCACGGCCGTATGGAATGCCGAAGTTTATGGCCTTAGCTCGAATTCGTTGATCGGTAGTGAAGTTAGGTCCGTACATGCTTATGGCAACCTCATCGTGCAGATTGCGCGTATTGTTAACAAAGATTGAGGTCAGGAATTCATCCTCGCTAAGAGCTGCTAAGGCTCTAAGTTCCGCCGTATTGTAATCCGCTTCCAGCAGGATTTTGCCTGGAGCAGCGCAAAACATACGACGCAACTTAGAGTTGCGAGGTATATTCTGGATGTTAGGCTCTGTCGATGATAATCTCCCAGTTGTCGTCGAATGTTGTTTGAAAGTAGTGTGTATGCGACCGTTTACCTGCAGTTTAGCTGCCGGCCTAATGTAGGTGGATAATTGCTTGCCTAAGCGCCGATGCTCTAGTATCAGAGCTACTACCGGATGCTTATCGAGTTTTGTTAGTACACCCTTATCGGTGGATGTTGGGATTTTGTCTTTAATCCGTAGCTTCAGCTTACCGAATAGGGTCTGCTTAACCTGTGCTGGGGAGTTTGGATTGAGTTTATATCCTAGAATGTCGAACAATTTGCCTTCGACTGAGGCAATTTCAGTCAATACTTCTTTTTCATTTTCCGCCACATATCCTGTATCGACTTGAATTCCCTCATACTGCACTAGGCCCAACATGTGGCTGATGGGCAGTAAAACTTCATCCACGAGCCTGCGCAGTTTTGGCTGTGTATCTAATGTAGCCGCCAAAGAGCTATATATATGGAATGTCTTCTTGAGGTCCTGCGCTAAATACCACTGCAGGACATCAGGAGGAACTACGTCATAGGAGGTCTTTTTGTTTGGGAGATAAGGATCTAGTACGTGCTTATGCGTAGGTGCTCCTAGAAGATTTTTGGCCAGTTCATCCAAATCATGTGACTTAGAGGCCTCAGATAGAGCATATGACATCAGCCCAGTATCAGCACGTACAATGTAAGGAGTATTCCTCAGTAAGTTTGCATGGCGTAGGAAATTGTAGTCGAACTTACCGAATTGGAAGATGAGCTTAATTGCCGAATCCTCTAATAGAGCCCTCAAAGCTTCTTGGGCTAAAGGATCTTGCAAAGTATCTCGAGATACGATGTATGCCTTATCCTCCTCACTATCCTTGTAGAACCCGACCTCAAGAAGTCTACCTGTAAAGCATGACAGCGAAGAGGTTTCAACATCGCAGGCTACCAGAGCTTCAGACCCAGGTTTGAGGTCTGATTTCAATTGCATGTGGTACTTTCTAATATCTTCGGCAGTCTTCAAAACAGCGTACCCAGCTTCAATCCATTTTGCACGTCTATCGAATTGAACTTGCGCCGGCTTATAATAGCTTAAAGCCAACTCTACGTCACTTTTGAATGGAGGATAGTGGCCTATGCCTCGCAATAGAAGCGCCGGATGTGGAGTCGGAATAACAGTGACTGGCCTTGCCTGCGAGTTTAATACTATTTTGTACGGGATTCCTCTGAGTTGCATAATCTTGAACTCATCCCTGCCAGATAAGGCCATATTTGCAATATTACCTAACGCCAATATAACTGTTCTTGGGTATTCTTCGAGTTGCTCCATCAGACGGTTTCGACATGCTCGAACTGCTGTCAATCTAACTTCTTTGTCCAGTCTGGTCCTAGCCGCCTGGGTCATATTAAGTTTGCCTTTAGAGACCGTTCGGCATTGAATCGCATATAAGATGAAAAAGTCGTCGAAGTCCAAATCCGAAGGCAAAGACTTGTCGATTAGGCGGCCGGCGGCATCGCAAAATAAAAAACCCCAGCGCAGATCTTCCACGCTAGGGCTTTCGGACACTATCACGAACGGACTCTTCTTGTTTCCTCTAGAACCTAATCTACGAGCCTTTGGGTTGGGACAGTTTAAGCAGCACACGGCAGGATAAACCTCTGCGTCGGATTGGGGCTGCAGATAGTTGGTTTCGGTCTTGGTCTTATCGCATACCATTGTATTCGCCATCGATTGGCTGGATGTAATTATTGACATAGCGCAGGTTGTATTCTACGCAAACCCATTGAGGTGTAGGGATTGCGCCTCGCCAATTCCAGTAGTCCCCTCTAGTACCATAGCTAGCTTTTGTATCCTGCACGTCAAGAAGCTGTTTCCCCAACCCAGCTCGGATAGGGACTGCAGAGTCAATACCCATTACATTGCAGTACCTGCAAGACTTGAGGTCATCTTCGATATTGTCGGAGAAGCCCAGTAGGTGTATAGGATAGTCGTAACCTTGCAGCCATTCAAGTAACGGCTGCCGCGAACCCATATGCTCTACAATAACGCGCGGAACAGCAAAGGCTTTAATGCCTAACTCACGCATAGCGAGGAATGTGCTAGTGCAGCTCCACATATCATGGCCCTGTACAACTCCCATTAAAGGTCTTTGATTCTTGAACGCCAATGCGGAGTAAGTATCCAAAAATTCTGCGGCCATGTCTATCGTTAGTTGGCTGTTGGACAGTGCATCCGGAACAATAATATAGTCAGCATTGACGATGCTTGCTGCCGACATTAAATCCGTTGCCTGTAAGGCGTGGCCCAATTCAATCAGGCTGTTGTCCATGATGATTAGGCTATCGGAGTACCTTGCCCTGATATTTTTAGCTAGGACTTCGTAGCGACTCTGATGAGCTAAAATATCGTGGGCCAAAAGTAAATGGTAGCCACCTAAAAGGTTGCCATCCAGTAATTGCTCTGCAATGTTCAAAGGTACTACGGGAGCGAATCTCTTCTTTAGGCTCATTATGATTTGATTCCTCAGAAACAATTATTATACGCCAATTTCAATCGAAAATCAAGTGCCGCTCTTGCATAGTTCAAAGAATTCTTGGCGGGCCGAAGGTACATCCCTGAAAAGACCTCGAACTGTCGACGTTATAGTAGGAGTATGTGGCGTACGAATTCCACGGCCTTGCATACAACCATGCGTAGCTGAAATTACTACAATTACGCCTTTGGGGCACAGATTCTGCTCCATGTAATCTGCAATGAGATCTGTGCATGTTTCTTGCATCAGAGGTTTTGATTGGCCCACTGCCTTGACTAGGCGAGCTAGCTTGGACAGACCGATAAGGCGGTCATTCGGAATATAACCCAGCGCGCAGGTACCTGTAACGGGGAGCAGGTGGTGTGGGCATATCGTATTGAAGGGTATCTGCTTTTGGACCAACATACCTGCGTAGCCGGAAACTTTGTGCATGAAATCGAAGCTCTTCTCCATTATGGCATCTATCGCAGCTGTGCCCTGATGGTACTCGGTCAAGTGCTGTACAAATCTCGTAGGCGTATCTTTGTAGTTGAAGTCCGTTAAATCGTAACCCAAATTGGTCAGTGCATCTGCAATGTTTTGAATCGCCAACGCTTCTTTGCTTTTAGTAATCTTTCGCACGGGTTAATTCCTATTGAGTCGTATCAGGGTAGGCCGAGTATCTTATGTAGCTGCAATGACACGCGATAATTGAACTTTATCGCCAATTCTACTGCCAATTTCATATTACGGGCTGTACGGACGAAATCTCGAGCTTCTGTCGTGATTGCCTGATCAGAGCCGGAATTGGAGATTTTTACCTTTTGACGCTGTAGCTCCAGGATTTCGGTTACGCGACTTGTACTGTACGCCTCACAAGGTTGAAGCCATATAGTATCAGCCCTCGTAGGATGGAAAAGATCCTTATATTGCACAACTCCTTTTTGCTGGGTATTAAAATTAGGTATTCCATTGCTTTCGTTAACACCTAAATCTGCGTCGATGATATATTTCCAATGTCTACAGTATTTTTGTACCTGTGCATGAGCTGAGACAGTTTTAGGCGAACATACTAGATGCAATCGAGGAGCCAGAGCAGGATCCTCGAATAGGGGCGTTAAATCTTTTTGCCAAATGTTACCGGCCGTTTCAATTTGTACGACATTTAGAGGGTTTTCAAGTAATGCAAGGCATAGTGGCGCGATATTCTGCCTGAGAGGCTCACCTCCTGTAAGCACATACAGATGAGTCCCTCGAGCCAGTTCCTGCGCTTCAGCTGCGACACTTACAGTAGCGCGGGATTCCATATGGCTTTCGAAGTCTGTGTCGCAGAAATGACAAGCTAAATGACAACCCGCCAGCCGGATAAAAAGCGCTGGGACGCCTGCAAAAGGACCCTCACCTTGAATAGTAAGGAAGATTTCTTGGGTAGCAAGTACTTTACCATCATCCTTAGGACTTTTCGGGTAGGGTTTGTTCCGAACATTGTGTTTCCTCAGAAATTGGCTGCATCAGCGAGTAGGCCGTTGCACTGCATTTACGTGTCTCTTCAACCTGCACTTTTATTAGCTGCACACCTGTACCCTCTAGCTGCTTAGGACCAATAATATACAGCAGGACATGCGCGATAATTTCTGCAGTAGGATTGAAAGGCACGACGACCACAGTAGAATCCAGCAATTGTAGAGCTGCTGCGCGAGGATCTTCCTGCCAAATCAGAAATCTGTGGTCCCATTCCTCCTCCAACCAGAGGCACAACTTTTCTTTGATACAGGAAAAATCGATGACTCTACCTATGCTGTCGAGTTTTGCGGCGGCGCATGTAAAATGAACACGGTAGTTGTGCCCATGTAAATGAATGCATTTACCTTCATGTCCTGTGACAGTGTGGCCGCACGAAAAATCATGGTATCTAGTACATGTGATCATGCTGCGTACTCCGTAGGATCTTCTACACGAGCCGTCTCGAAAGCTTTCTTGCGAGATCTGCAGGTCGCACACGTGCCACAATGTACCGCGCCACCTTTGTAGCATGACCAAGTATGCTCAAACGGAACATTCAATCTGAAACCTAGACGGACGATGTCGCTCTTAAGCATTTCGATTAGAGGAGCTCGTATGCGTATCTGATGGTAGCTACCAATATACATAGCAGCCCCCATAGCGCCTATAAAGTCGAGCCTGCAATCAGGGTAGGCATCGTTAGCCGCATCTTCTGCATGAGTACCGATAAAGATCTCAATGGGAACTTTATTAGGAACTGTACCGGCAGCGAACGAAGCTACTTTAGACAACATAAGTCCGTTGCGGAAGGGTACATACATAGGGGATACTCCGGTAATATCCCCATAGGAAATATCGGGCACGGCCGCATCTTTGTCAGTGAGCATAGTTTTCGGCATCTCCTCCAAAGCCATTACCTTATGCCCGACCCCCATCGCCGTCGCGATATATTTTGCTTGGGTAATTTCGATGCTATGTCGTTGCTGGTAATCGAAAGAGATGGCAGTAATCTGTTTGCGGTCGTAGGACTGCAGTGCAACAGCCAGACATGTTGTACTATCAAGTCCGCCGCTAAGTAACACAAAGGCGCGTCTATCTTGCATAGCATCCTCCAGGAATAGGAAGGGCTCTAGTGGCCGACAATCTTCAATTCCATCTTCGACCTCTAGAGCCCTTGATTTACATTTGAACGATAACGCAGCCGCTGTTACATGAAGCCGGCGTCAAGAACTCCTGCAGCCATCACATCACGAACGTTGTTGCGAGCAACACCCTCGTAGGGCTTAACATCTACTCGGATGCGACATTCCACACCTACAAGGTCGTCATTCTGAGCCACTTCCTGCGGCTTGAACGCCTGACTTGCAAGGTTCGGCGCGATTCGACTGAGAATCTTCTTGATCCGCGGCCGCATGTTCTCCGTGAAAGGCGTGTGGAAGAACAGACGACGGCTTGCAAACTCGCCTTCAGTGATTTCAAACACCCAAGTCCACATAGGGTTCCCTGAGGACTTACTCAGCCCGTAGGTAAGCTCAAGAACAGCTGCAGGATAGACCCCTCGCGGGATTACAGGAAATGATCCTGCATCTGCGTCTACGTCACTGAGGTCAACCACCAAGTTGTCGTAGTCGTCCTGTGCAGCTTCGACATGCTCGTCTGCATCTACATCTGCATCTGCACCGCCAAACATGTTTGCATTTTCATTCTGCTTCTTTGCCATTTTGAAACTCCTGTTATCTATCGACTATTTGAGGGCTGAATAGCGACACCAAGGGGCCCTCTACCCTTGATTCTGTTCAATAGGTCATGAGCCATCCAATCCTACGCTATCCAAAATGGTCTGCATTGTAGGGTTGTTCCAGCCCATTTCCTTGAAGTTAGAAAAGCGGCATTTGGCATTTATTTTGCTAGATGGCTGCGCTTGGAACGTATGCACTTTCTTGCCGTTTTCGCCTTGCCCTACTTGCGCAAACGTGACTACATCCATAAATCCCTGACATTGCTTGGCAAGTTTACCTGAGAGAGACGGTTGCCATAGCATACGTTTCTGATCGTCCTGTACGTATGTGGCCCCTGAAGTAAATATGATGTGCATAGGCAGGTCACGAAACTTGCGAATCAACCGCAAAATCTGGCTATAATTCTTTTTATATTCTGCCCATTCAGGTGAAGCCGTTTCTTCGTCCAGTCGAGTTTTATCTGTCACGCCCAAGAGTTGGTACATCGAATAAGTCTCGGCCTCAGTTAGGGAATCGATAATGGCAGTTCGATACGTCCTCGGCGGAGTGTCGGGATTGTAATTGCTGCCCATCAGCTTCTCTTCTAACTGCTTTAACCCTTGCGTGTTATCTGCATCTCGATAGGTACAGTGTGCGCGTAGGAATTCTTGAATTCGCGCCAGCGTCGAAAAAGTTTTCACACTGATCACGTCCATATGCTTGATGGCGACATCGTGAAATTCCGGCTCAGTCGCAATAGTTAAATCGCCGGCCTCACAGTCGATGAACAGAACGTCGCGCATATTGGGGACCATTACAGCCGAACCTGCAAGTCGAGTTTTGCCTGAGCCATAATCGCCATAGATCAGAATCTTCAGCCACCTGACGTAGTCCGATAGAGGTTGAATTGTAAACGGAATAGTCGGAATGCTATTTGTAGTTGCGGCTACAACAGTCCGAGATCCTGAAGGAATAGTGTTTGCGGCTCCTTGTCTGATTCCTGCCACAGGTTTCGCTCCTGTGCCTGCTCCTGTTGGTTTAGCTGCGGCGTCAGGGATATTTCGCTTGGGTGTGGTAATAGGTTGCGCCATTTTGATTGCTCCTTTTCTCTCTGGGTTAAGCCATTTGCGGCTGCTACGGTTAAATCATCTAGTTCGCTCTGGTAATCGCCATTGCTATCCATGGCTACACATGCCGACATCAAGGGGCACATGTATTCGCACATTGCCGTAGGATTGGGGTAAAGCGGCAAATCGCTATTGCAGATGTCCTCAATTTCCATTTGAAGTTTCTGCTCAAAAGACGCAATCTGATGTTCGTTTCTGCTGATGCTTTGACGCGAGATGAATTTATCCCCATCATAGTCCTCAACCGAAATTAAGGTCTCGTAGCATTTCATTACATCTGGGGGAGCTTTTTGCAAGTCGCCATATATGGCGTTCGCGGCTGCTCTATACAGAGCCCCTGTAGTGTTTTGTGTTTTGCAGACTGATAGTTCTCCGTTTTTAAGAATGCGCGGCGCCTGAGGAGCCTGCTTCTTATGCTGCTGATATATACAGCCTGAGACTTTACGCTTGTAATGCTCTTGCGCACACCATACGTAGGCGGTTACTTGGTCGTCGACATCCAAATGTGCCGACTTAAAAGTCTTGGCGGATTTGTATTCCATGACCCACAATTGTCCGTAGCAATCCTCTACCATTCGGTCAATTGTAAAGCCATAATAAATTGGGTAATTCTCGGCGGTCACCAACCCTGTATTCACATGCCCATTAACTTCGCATTGCGGCACGCCGTTCCATATGAAGGTTTTGTATGGTTCTCTATTCCAGAGCCACGTATCGACGTAATAGGCCATCATCGCGATGCCTAAGGGTGTTAATTCTGAGTGGTTATGAGGCGCTGTATTAGCCCTAAGTGTCGCTATGGCGTAAGCTTGGAAGGCTATATCTGGGCGCCCATAACGATTATCGCCATGATAGTCTTCTAGGGCGTAGTGCATTCCCGTACCAAACCAAAAATAATCTGCCTGCTCCCTCATGCTACGACTTTGTTTCAAGTGGCTCATCCACCCCCATAATCTCCGGCACTTTTTGAACAAAATGCGGTCTGATGTACGCAGGATGAAAGCATTAGGATCGAAGGCACTCTCGCTGAGTGTCAAAGCTTCTTGATCTGTCCAGCCTTTTAACTCGGTCGGATGTTTTTTCATGAGGTTCGCCTAAGCTAGATTAAGCTAAGTTATTATTATAACGAATTCTCAAACAAAAATCAACGGCCTCATTTTGAGAACCTCCGCGCCATGAACTGATTTACATTGTATGCTTTATCGTTCAGGACCTCACGTACATCGTCGTAGACTGAGTCTTCCATGATGATGTAATTTACCAGGCAAGGTACTGTTATAATTGAATCATAGCCCCGCAATCGGCCCTCCGCTTGGTAATTGGCATTAGGATCCCAAGAAAAACCAAGCATGTAGGCTACATTGGTTGTATCGATCCGGAAACTTTGAGCGAAAGAAATAGTGCAGAGCAGGACTCCTCGATTCTCTTTCCATTTAGCGATGATTTCGGGTAATTCTGCGGGCTCCGTTCCGCCCATAATTTTAAATACCCTATTTTTGTTAATGCCTGATGTCAATAGACCTTGTTCTAGGCAATTTAACGCCGTCCTAAAAGGCGAGAAGATTACAGTATGCGGTTCCTCTTTAACTTGCCCCACTAAATAGTCAATGGCAGGTCCATACTCTCCCCTCTCAACAACTATCCTAGGACACAAGGCCAATTGTTGCAATTTCATTAAAGTCGCGAGCCTTGAGGATGTCAAAATGGTTTGATTTTCGCAAATCAAGTACATGTCCCGTTCCAAAGCATCGTATAATTTTCTTTGCGTCGCGGACATTGGCAGTCGCAAAGGGCGTCGAATTACAGGACCGCAAACTTTATTAGGCTCGGCAGGATTAGCGGGGCTAGTGACGAATTGTCTTCCAGCCTCTGCCCAGGTACGGCTTACGTAATAAGATCCACGTAACATTGCTGCCAATTTTGCTGCATCGCGAGGTCCGCCTATCTCAACACCAAAGACACCTTTTTCGACGATACACCAGGTATAGATGAATTGCCAATACGATCGGAATTCTTTGGGGCTAATATAGTTGAGTATTGGCCAAAGGTCTTGAGGTCCTCTACTGGCCCAAGTCGCAGTGCATCCGATGAAGTATCTGCTTTGCACCCTTTTTAGGGCCTTAAAGGTTAGATTCCGTTTACGAAGGAACTGATCTAACTCGTCAAGGATCACTAAGTCAAAAGACATTTTACGCGACTTCGGAACACTCCACACTAGACCTCTAAAGGAGGCATAGGAAACTATATAGACTCCCGGGATATTTTTATTAAGTGCTGTCTCCCATAAAGGATCGCTGTACCCCTTCAATGAGATGGTGTTAATACCGCACCATTTTAACAGCTGCGACTGCCAGGTCATCAAAGACGACTTGGTCCCAACAATCAATACCCGATCCACTCTCTGTCCAGCCGCCAACCATTTACGCCATGTTAACATGCTAATGAAGGTTTTGCCTAAGCCTGTAGCATGTCCTAGTACGCATCTCTCATTGCGGAATGCGAAGTCCGAATCTTCTTGTTGAAAAGAAGTCGCAGCCGTCTCTAAGGGAGAAGGAGAAGGGGAGTTCGCCATTACTCCTCCTCGTCCGCTTGAGGCCTTGAGGTAGGCAATTTGTCCTCTTCTCCGCGTTTTGGTTTTCTAAAGGACTTATTTTTATCTAGGGCCGTAAGACTCTGTGATTTTAGAGGCCACAAGCCTTTTTCAATATACAGACTTCGAGTGGCAGCATAAGAAAGGCCTAAATAGTCCGCAACTTCACGTGCAACTACTGGAATGCCTGTCTTGGGGTGGGGTATTCTCACTGTATTGCGCTTATTTGACGCTTGCACTAGAGCCGTTGCCCACATACAGTTTTCCGGAGAATAATCCCCGTTAGCGTCTTTACGCTCGATGGAGAACTTCGAGGAAGGTCTAACGCCTAGATCAGCAAAAAAGTTATCAAAAGATTCCTGCCAACGATCGCATACTTTTATTCCCCTCCCGCCGTAATACATGAATCCTGGATGCTTGGGGTTATTGCAGCGATGTAGCATTGATCTGTAGGTACTATACTCGATTGGGTGCAGAACAGAGGGTCCTTTGTTTTTGCACCCGCAGTGCGTTTTTGGGCCGTAAGTATGTATTAAATAATCATGTCTCACAGCTATTTCAAGTCCGCAGCTGCAGGAACATAGCCATACACGCTTCTTTTTGATTCGGTAATTGAGCAGTTTGAGGACCGTTAAATCTCCAAATTGCCGGCCCCGCAAATTAAGCGCGCCCCATTTTAATCGCAAATTATCCGCCATGCGTCACCATTACTTAGATTCAGGTCCAAATAGGAGGAAATGACATGCATGTCTAATCGCATCGCGTGCATGGGGCTTTTTAGCTTGGTAAAATCCCCAGGTTTGTAATTTTTCATCGGAACAGAAACTTTTGCCGGTTTGCGCCATCTGTTTACGATAAGGAGTGTTGCGGCGATAGGCAATATATTCTATAGCACCGATCAGTCGAGATGTGTGCAATGATTGCCAGGCATGACATTCTGTCTTCCAAGCATAGACTTTGTAGTCTTCAAGGATTATCAATTCGGGGTTGTACTTATCTATAGCGTCGGCAACCCTTACGGCTGCCACGGGCATAATGCCGGTAGATAATTGGTCGGCGACTAGCAAAGTGGCGCCTGACATGACGGCTAATCCAGTAGTTTCGCCTGGGTCAAGTGCCAGTATGATTCTGTCTCGTTTTTCTGGGGAATTCTCCCAGCGCTTGGTCAGAATCTCTTCGAACGGTAACATGTAGAGGCCCTAAGGAAACTATGGGCGCATCAATGACGATACGCCCATAGAAGGTCTGCAGTGAAAATGAAGAGTGAAAAGTGACGAAGTACTCTTCGCTTGAGGCACTGGTAGCATACGGCGTCGGAGGATTACTCGAACACTTCCTCAGTTTCCTCAGCCTCTCCAGCTTCAGCTGATGCAGCCTTTTTGACCTTGGTGGCCGCAAAGACAATTTGGTAGCTCACGCCAAGTTCCTTCGCAATCTCCCCTCGCTTCGCGCCCTCATTGAAATAGCGCCGGCGGATGAAGTCCAAACGGCGCTCGCCGGTCGGAAGGACGATTGCAGGGCCGCCACGCGCACCCTTGGCCTTGCCAGTTTCGCTGGTCTCTGCGGTCTCAGCGTCGGTATCAATTTCGTTTTCGTTTTCGTTTTCGTGCTTTTTCCGGGACATAACGTTCTCGCTTTAGTTGAGGTAATGGTAACACGATTTAAATATCCGATCAGCTACATAAATCGGATGTTTATATTATACAGCTTTCGAAAGAAAAATCAACAACTATCTGATGGTCAGTGTTGGGGCGACAGTATATGTGTCGCGATTGTTCTTTTTGCCTGCTTCTGTTATGCCTGTGGAGCGTTCAATCATAGCTTTGTGTGTCTTTACGTATCGAGCTAATCTGCGCGGACTGCAAAGAACTATGTTCGTAGCGTAGTCTTCGATGGCCTCAGCCCATATAGACACTTCCTGGAGAGTGAACTCCCTTCCGCGCTCTATACCTACTATATGGCGCCTATAATATGCATAATCCTTCAAACCGCTCATTACCCAATCATATTCGCTTACTTGGTCGGCTGATTTATTTGACAACCCTGACGCTGTTCTTGATGCGTTAGGGGAATTTAGTACTGCCCCCATCATTTGATATGTCTGCTCGAAATTAGCTAGCCGATGATTACTTTTGAAGTTGCTATCCCATCCAGCATTCGCTTTACGTAGGAATACATGCAAAACGGCTAATTCATGTGCGAGCCATCGGACTCTACCTCCGAACTTATCCAGCATGAACTCAAACCAGGAAGTTTGGAAATTAGTCGAGATCGCCTGCAGCTCAGTAACTATTGCTCGCTGCAATAAATCTGAGTTCTGGAATGGCTGTTGGATGGCTGTAATTGCGAAAACTGTCCTTGCAGGCACTCTATAATTTTCGGAGGTAGTAAACAGTTTACGCATTTCAATAAACGGCTCAGGCTCCGTAACTAAACGACACATTTCGTCCGACAATCTTTGCCTCATTTCTTTATTTAAAATGTGCGCATTGTCAATTGCATGTAATCCTTCTTGAGCTAGAATACTGGCATACCAGTCACGGATGTCGGTAGGCTGATTTCTTAAAGCTGAATAGCCCGTAAGGATATGCAATCGCAATGCATAAATACTTGATTTGCCGCTGCCAGCCTCCCCTATCATAATCTCAATAGGAAGTTGCGTACCTCGCCATCGGAACAGCCAAGGGCTCGCGTAATAAAGTGTCGCCAATAAATCAATGTCGTCTTTATCGATGAAGTTCATCTGCTTTAGAGCTTGTACCCAATAGTACTCATCGTACTTAGGATTGGTATCGAGCCAGCGCAACTGTGCCTGAAATTCCTCCATAAATAGGTCGCCTGAAATGGGCACTACCTGATTAGCGCGAAACAAGATTCCATTTGTACCGTTTAGATGTAAAGTAGCCGGAGTTTTCTGGTTGCCCGAGATGCTGACGTATTGGCCGTCATTCAATTGATATGCTATTTCGTCTTTAGATACGACAGATAAGATGCTTCTAGGTTCAACATTATGCACGGGTTGTTCGCCTGTAAAGCCTGCTGCAAGCCAGTGTACTAGTTTAGGGTCTCCTTGCCCTATATCATACCTGCGATATAGATGCTGTCCGAAAGGAGTCTCGTGCAGAGGTTGGTTAGCATTGCGCAATAGCCCTGCTAACATCAATTTGCGCGTCTTGGCGTCAAAGTAATAAGGTTCATGCGTATTTATATCCATCATACGCGCACCATTTTGATCCATATCCGAAAGTATGACTAACGACAATTCTTTGATCTCCGCTCGCGTCATGTAAGGTTGCGCGAGGTAATCATTTATCATTTCCTTGATATTCGGCAGTAGCGGGAAAGCTGTGTTAAGCTGTAGACAGGAGTTTATGCGCTGCTGCAGATTATTAGCGCCGAATTGGACTAGATAGTCATCTAGTCCCAATTTAGCTTCTTGGCCTCTGCCTGCCGGCAATAGCGAGAGACGCCTGATTTTAGTCAGTTCTATACCTTTTAGGCGTAATTCGAAAGCCAACTTGGCACAGGCCTCAGCGACTTCTTTTTTGGGCGGATAGTCAGAATCAAATACAATCACTACACAGGCGTCTAATTCCTTAATCAGCATAATTAGCTCAGACAGTCCTTGCGCTAAAAAACCTTTACGGTCAACGGTCACATTTAGTGTGGTCTGCTTAGGTAATTTTACTGTCCAGCTATTGTCAGGCAATTTAACGACTTTTGCGTCTTCAGTTAAACTTAAAGTGCGACTCCGCCAATTGTAGATGCCGCCCACAGCACAGCAGGCGAATCCTTCTTTACAGGCCTTCGCCGCCTTCTTCTCGCCCTCAGTGATTAGAATTATATTGGGCCCTTTTGGGTCTGATTTCATGCGCTGTATATTTTTGGCGAAATCTTTGGGGAAGTAAATAAATGTCCCCGATTCCTTTGGCTGCAAATACTTCGCCCCTTTAGGTAAAGGGTTAAATAGACGCAGTCTATAAAAAGGAAGTCTGCGCCCATCTATATCAAAGTACGGAATTATATAGCCAGGAGACTCGGCAGTTGAGCCGTTTTTCGATTGCCTTAAATACAGATAAGGTTTTAGACCTACCGCCGACAGTTCTGCCTCTTCCGCTGTGTAGGCATCCAAATCAGCACTTACCAGCCCACTCTTTTCCAAGTCTCTGTGCAGAAGACTTACAGTAATATCCTGAGACACGACACCTCCGACAGGCGATTATTTCATGATAATTTGGAACGTGCAAGTCATCCTAGATTGCGGATTTAACATATTATTATATCACATAATTCGAGAAAAATCAATGCCCAATTTGTGTTTAGTCGCTTTGAGTTCCTTGCAGCAATTGAATCTCGCGCAACTTGCTATTCGCTTCCTCTAGGGAGGATTCTAGTATCTTAGCCGCACGTATCCAATCGCCTACTGTTATCCTGTCGAACAATAAAGTAGGGTTATCAACCGGAGAAGTTAATGCAGAGTCAATAGGAACATATATGTATTGCGGAGGTGTATGCACCTCAACTGGGGTGGATAGAACCACTGGTCCACCTCTCAGAGGAGTTGAAGAACATCCCGACAGCAAAATCAAAAATAGGAACGCAGCCGATTTATTCTGCATGGCTCTTCTCCTGTAGCGCCGGACAAACTGGCGTGTTTAGCAGTGCTGTACAATCGCCATCCTGAACCAGATTCGAGTACTTAGAGCTCCACAGACTTAATTTGTGCTGTATTTCTTTTCGTTTAAGGCTTTCGGTCTTCGCTGCGATTTGGCTCTTTCTGGTCTGTTCCTGCAGCTCCTCTAGATTTCGGCGTGCTATAGCATCTGCCTCGGCTAGGCGCTTCATCCATTCTTTGTTAATCGTAGCTGCACCAGATAGTTCAGATTCCATGCGACTAATCTCGCTTTTATAGTGCTGAATTTGGATTTCATTCGCACGCGCGTCCGCCATGGACAGTTTTAACGCAAATCCTAGACCTGCAATAATCAAAATACCTATGCTAGAAGCTATGGTGAAAGGTGTCATCAGCGTTTCTCCGGTTATCAGGTTTATCTTCCGACTTCAATTTCGATTTCAATTTCAACCGCTTCCTACGTTTTTCTTTGCGCATAAAATCTTCCTTACCCAGGCAGGCGCCGGAAATATCCTTAACAAAAGTGTAGTTGGTCGGCAAATGTTTCGACATACGTAAGGATGTGTATACCTTGTTGTGTTAGTTACTGGTTGAGGATTTTAAATCCTACGGTCCTACTACGTTTGCCTCTGTCGCCGATTATCACCTGCCACGTTATTTTAGAAGGGCTTAGGACGTCGATCCCTTGCGCATTTACCTTGAACGTAATAACACCTTGCGGAGTGAATGAATGACCCGGGAGTAGATTTATATTATCTACCTCTTCAACCACGCTCGTAACCGAATCAGTACCAACTAAGGCAGTGAAGTCCATTGTATAAGTATCTTCATCTTGCGGATCGAGCTCTAGCATTATCCCCGGAAACCATGTAATCTGTTGCATAGTACTATTCCTTCTTAGAGCACAACAATTGATGTGGGAAGTTCATCTACAATTACATTGCGAGGTGTGGCGGGTATGGTTACGCTTGAGTTTATATTTGTCCCCGTCGAAACTGTGATAGTTAAGACGCCACTATGAGCTTGCATAGCCTGCATAAAGGCGCCAACCAAATCGATGCTCGGAACGTTAATGCTGTGCAGTGCACCCGTATGAATCTGTATCCCTTGGGCAACTGCTCCGGTAAAGTCAAAGGTGGGAGTAGTGGTAGATAAGGCGCCGATATGGTCTTGAGCAGTTTGCTCTGCTGTCCCGATTAGATCAAATACTGGTACGGTGATACTTAGTGTGCCAGTATACGCCTGTACTGCCTGTAGATAAGAACCGGTGAAATTAAATCCTGGAGCAGTGACGTTCAAGTTGCCATCATGCACTTGAGTGGTTTGATCATATGTGCCTGCAAATGCAAATACAGGCACAGTCGTCAGCAATGCTCCCATATGCGACTGAGTAGACTGTGCATATACCCCAGTAAAACCTGTAGTAGGGACGCCAACTTCTAATGTACCGAAGTGAGAGTGTAGAGTCTGACTGTATGCGCCTGCAAATGCACTGGTTGGCACCGTGGTGGCTAGACTGCCTACCTGAGAGTGTAGAGTCTGTGCGTATGTGCCAATTAAACTGTAATTGGGCGCCGTGGTGGCTAGACTGCCTACCTGCACCTGTAAAGTCTGCGTGTGCGATCCCAGCAAAGTCCTGACAGGAGTAATTTCTAACGTGCCAGCGTGCGCCTGTACGGCCTGCCCATACGCGCCAGATAAGTCCCTGGCATCAACGGCTGCCTGTACAGCCACTAAGAATAGAATAGCCCCCTGATTAGGTGTCTCAGTCCATGTGGTAGTATATGTTCCTGCGCTGACTACATCTCGCGTAGCTACTGCACCCTGAACCGACCCTGACACTCCCGATAGAAACTCTTGAACTACTGCGAATCCATTGTCAGGTACGGCAGTATGAGGGCCTCCACCATCATCACCCCACCATCCAGCTATCAATGTAGCTGGGCCAGTGACAGTTACAGATGGATGTGTAAGTGGGCCAGCGTCTTTAAGTATTTCAGTCTGGGTAAACCCAGACACTGTAGACCCTCGCTTGACCTCCACAGCTATAAACGTAGCTTCCTCAGACTCATTAAATGCACCACCGGTCTTAATAGATGACACAACATGTCCAACCCCACCGAGACCGGAGGCCGCATACATATCTACGCCGAAGTCTGGCCCCCATAGGGTATACGGAATATGCGCTCCCAACTTCTCGTATGTATTTCCCTTCGTGTCTGTTGGAACCGCGTGGGCTGTAAGTCTTCCGCCATGCATCACAACTACTGTGATGTTACTGGCGTCTGTAGTACCGAGATCCGCCGTTAATGGGCTTGTCCCAGTAAATTGTACGTCAACATCTATGGCTGAAGACCCAGTTACGGGTACAGACGTACTAGGACCAGAAGATGATAGCACCCCACCATGATTCTGAGTCGCCTGAATATAAGACCCTATCAGAGAACTAGAGCCAGTAATCACTAACGTACCTGCGTGACTCTGGATAGACTGCGCGTACAATCCTATAGCGCTAGTGCCCGCAGTGGTAGTCCCTATCGTACCACCCTGGACTTGCGTGGCCTGTGTATGCGCACCTACAAGCTCTGATGACGGCAACGCTGAGGACGCCTTCACAGATATGATCGAGCCAGCTAAGAAGGCGCCTCCAGGGTTTCCATCTCCAAAGTTAACTCCAAAACTAGAATTAGACCCTATAACTCTAGCGAACAGTGCACTAGGCCAGAAGCTATTGCCGTCAGCCTCCTCAGACAACTTAGTGAACGTGCCAGTAGAATCAGAATATGCATTAGAGATATTGCCAGAAGCAACTTGAGCCAGCACGACTTCATCAGGCTGAGAGAATGGCCCTACAGAGATAACTAGACTCTGCTGACTATCACCATTTCTTCCCGTGACTACATCAATGCCGGAAGATTGAGCCCCCAATACCTCTATGAAATGTACTGGAGAATAAGCAGTACTAGAAAACTGCACCGTCACGGTGTGCGCTGAGCCGCCTATACCATTCTCTGATGCCCATATTTCAGTACTGAACCCACTCCCTGTGTATGTAGCTCCTACCTTCGAGTATATGTTTCCTTTTGAATCCGTTACGGAAGTTACTGACGCGGTAGAATCATAGCTAAATCCTACAAAGAAGCTACTACCGGACGATGCAGACACTCCGGCGGAAGTCGTAGTAGCTGAGGCGGATGCTGCACCTTTTCCTATGAGTCTAGCGCTTATCACAGAAATTACTCCTAGTTACCTTCCATCCCCTGGTGTAGCGAGATCCCTTAGCAACCTTAGTTATCTCGCCACACCGACAGCACTTCTTCTCTACCCACACCGCCGTGGGCATGGGAATGAATCCTATGCCAGCCGCGCACTGCTCGCACACGTACGCAGCCTTTAGACGGTTAGCCATCAGCCGCTACGCCGCTTGAGTGATTGTGTCGGAAGTAACCGTCACCGTCCCGCCAGCCACCAGAGCGGTATCAGCCACGGTGTAGTCCCCGCCACCCGCTGTAGCGGTGACTGAAAAGTCCCGGCGGATAGTGTCCGCGGCGTTGCGCATACGCGCCCAGCCTACGGTACCACTTGCGGCGATAGTTACTGACCACGTTCCCGCCTTGCTGGCCGAGCCGGAAGCCGCTGCGCTATGTGCGTCCGCGGGAAGAGGGATAGAAGCTAGCAGCGTCCCTGTTGCGGCAGTATCTGCAGAGGCCGGCTGAGCACCAGTATACAGATCTAAGAATCCGCTCGCAAACGCGGCGTCAACAGCATCAATTTGAAGATTGCGCAATGCGATATTGTCTCTACGTGCCATGATAATTCTCCTTGATTGAACTTAGGTTGGGTTAAACGCGGTTAAAGCTACATTGCAGGACAGAAGCCAAAAATCTGTCCATGTTTCCCTGTGAGGTTTGCCAGGTCTCCAATTCCTGATATAGTATTCCCAACTATCCTCAGAGGTTCTACTTCCTAGGTGCGGTAACGGAGCACTATCTGTCCATAACAGTAATCGAGCAATCCCGCACGCCAGTCTATCGTTATACTGCAATTGGTCGTACACAACCTTGATATTATTCTCTACTCCCAGTAAAGTCAGTAATTCCCCGGCGTAGGTAGATGAATTTGGGTGCGTGAGGACGCCTTTTACACCTCCGTTCATTTCAAATTGCCAAAAGCCCTTAGCGGGACCTCCTATTTGCTTACGATGTTGAAATCGAGATTCTTGTAATCCTATTGCTAAGAGCATGGCTTGCGCCCTAGTGGAATGCATATTTTCAGGTAAAAGATTTAGACCTGGTAGAATATTGTCACGTAAAACATGTGATAATGTGTCAAAGGTAATTAAACTCATTTTATTCTCCAGTCGAAAAAGACTATAGGTTATTGAACATTTCCACGGAGATGTTAACGTTGGCTGTAGCCACTACAGCTAGATCAGACCTACGCCGAATCTGTATCTGTATTACCACCGAAGCGAACTTACTGGCTCCACTTGTTGACGTAGTTACTGAAGCACCCCAATCCCTTGATCCTCCGATAGCGCCAAGCTGAAGCCAAGTCCCATAGGAGCCAGACATAGTAGCTCCATCTGGATTACTCAGAATAGCGGCCATAGCGTCAAACCCTTCTGCAACTATGGTGCTCTCAGGATCTAGCCACTCTGTAAACGGAGGTATCTCCGTGAACGCCCCTCCATTTAAAGACTGGCGCAGCTTGCCGCCAGTGGCCAGCCTGAACACCACTGAGGCCGTTCCCGGGGACTGCTTGGCCGCACTTAGATTCTTATTTGTCAGAGTTACTCCCCCAGTAGATGGAAGTATATCAACCCATGCGCCCGACGCTCGGCGCTTGCCGATGGTCAGGCTGACCCACGCACCTGCCGAACGGCGCTTTATTGTCGTGAGAGTTACGTTCGTGCCACCTGATTTTCTTGTGAATGTCATAGGTCACCAGAACCAAAGGTCGCCATCAGCCGCCGCTGCACCAGGATCGGCCGACTGGACGAAAACACGGGGCTGACTTGTGAGATTAAAGGGGGAGTTAGCATTGCCTCTACGGAATCCCGCCGTAGCGTCCAGAGTGCCAGTGAATTGCGCTCCGTTAAGAGACCCATCCAGACGTGCAATCGGCCCTAGATCAGTGCCATCCACCATGACTCTCAGCCCACTGCCGTCTGTACCCCATCCAATAAACACCTTATTGGTGCCCTGTAGTGTACCGCCGCCCTGCTGCACTGGCGTAAAAGTTAGCCCGCTGCCAGCAGGCGCTTGCGCTTCCCACGCTATTCCGTTCCATGTGGGCACGTTGCCAGTAACGGCCCCAGATTGCTGGATGCTGATAAGTGGGATCGTTATCGCTTGCGCCACCCACGTTGTTCCGTTCCATGTGGGGACGTTACCGTTCGCGTGATTGGTAGCGAAGTTCCCAGAGTGCCACAGCGTATTGTTATTGATCGTAGCTCCGCTAGAGGTTAGCTTTAGAGTCGTGGTAGGATCTCCAGCAGAGTTCAGGCTAGATAAAGTTGTCGTTCCCCCCAACGTGGTAGCCCCAAGAAATTCATGTGGTGCCCCGCCTGCCCCACCGCCAAGCCGTAGGGATGCAGTAGACCAGAAATTATTGGATATCCCGGCTAGCTGGAAGTGAGGATTGAGGCTATCGCCAAACGTTACCCTTCCCTCACCACTGGTAAATTGATCCACCACAACTTCAGCCACACCGCTAATCCTGCCCCCAGTAACTACAGATCCTGAAGAGTTTGTCACCTGCGCGGCCGAAAATATCTCAACTCCGCTTGTGGATACAATATTGAAATTATCCGCAAGAACTGTGAAGCTATTAGTCACCCCGTCATTATTGATCTCGTATCCGACTACTTTTCCGTTAACGTCTAGCTTCAGAAATGCGCGGGCCTCTAGACCGTTGATGCTGGTCTGCTGACTGCTGATGGTAGCCGTGTTGCCGTCAACCGTGGTGGACACGGTATTGATCTGGCTGGCTAGCGCCGAGTCCTGATTCGCTCGCGCTATGGCCTCGCTATTGATGGAAGCCGTATTGGCGTCAATCCTTCCGTCGGATATATTAACCCATGACGAGCCGTTCCACTGATAGAGCTTATTACCGTCATCTGTATCGATCCACAGGTCATTGACAATAAGCGTGCCGTCATTCACTGGGGGAGTTGTCTGACTGAATTTCCTGTTCCTAAGCCCGAACCGAGCATCCGATCTATCCGCCTACGAAGTGCCATTCCACACATACGTCCGATTGCCGTCATCAGTGTCTATCCATAAGTCACCCACCGCGAACGGCCCGCCAGCCGGAGCGCTTGGCTGTACGAACACCCTATTCTTAGTTCCTACGGATGCTTCAAGGGAAGTTATCTGGCTGGCTTGCGCCGTCACCTGCCCGTCTATTACGGAGACCTCAGACTCAAGAGCGGTAAGCGCGGTAGCTGTAGCCTCTATTCGAGTATCGGCTACCAGCACCCATGAAGAGCCATCCCAGGCACGCTGCTTGAAGCCGTCATCAGAATCGAACCACAAATCTCCGACGTTAAAAGGGAATTGAGGGTCTGCAACTGGCTCCGCAATTTGCACGAATACTCGATTGAGGACGCCGAAACGTCCATCAGAAGTAGGCAACCAGCCTTCAGACGTGAAAGAATACAATTTGTTGTTGTCGTCTGTATCTACCCACATATCGTTAATCAGCAGATCACCCACCTCTTCACTGCCTTCAACAGGCATGTTGGGCTGGACAAATGTTCTATTACGTGCGGAGGCTTGCACTCCTACAGCCGTAATTGCAGTTTCAGCGTTCTGCAGCCTAACCGCAAAAGAATCAGACCTCCCAGACCCCAGTTGGGCAAAGAAGGCTTTCACGCCCGCTGAGTTACTCATTGATCCGTCTCCCTGTTAAGGTTTATAGTCCATAAACGTTCCCTGAAAGCTGCTGAAGCATCCGTCACTTTTACTTTCCATGTAGCAGACCATGAGGCTGTAAACTTGCCTAAGGGTCCGGAGAATGTCGGATCTATGGCGTTAGGATTGTCAATGGTAATAGCTCTACTACCTGAAACAAAAGACCATTCTACCACGTAGGGAGGGGCTCCGTCTACTACACCGGCGCCTGCGGATGTACTGGGAATGCAGGGGCTAGGTAAGAAGGCCAAACAAAAGCCGCCAGCCACGCCTCCGCCTGTAATAGTTAAATTGTTAGCCTTACGTATCAGTCGTACGTTCATGTGGGCGGTATTTACTATGTTCCCTGCATCCACGGTAGTAAGTCTAAACCTGGCATTCAAGTCTAATGCAGTGATTCCTGTCGCCGGGGCAGAGAACGTAGGATTCAAAGATGTGGAGTCGTCAATGATCATGGTATCGCCGCTGATGAACGTCCAGCCGATAATAAAAGGCGGGGAACCTCCGGTTATGGTTACATTGGCTGTGGCAGCGGGTATACAAGGGATACTACCGGCAGCCGAGCATTCACCTGTAATGTCGCTCAATTCGATAACGGTAGGTGCCGGAGGTGGCCCACTTGGAGGCAATGGATTACCGGAGCCCGGCGTAGTGCTGTCGCCAATTTCTTGCACATCTATCGAAGACCGTAGTAGCCAATCTACACCACCATTCGAAGTGGATAAACCTATTGCATCTATGCGTCCGAAGACTTGGGTTGGCACATAAGGCTCACCGCTTTCAAAGACAACATTGGAAGGCCAATTTATCGTAAATTGCCCTCCTTGCACTATGAAAATGATTAGGATTTTATCGATTGGAATATCTTGAAATTCAACCGCAGTTACTTGGGCATCGAGCAGAAGACTGTACTGTTCGGACACTAATCCATTGATGACGATTGATCCCACTGTATTAGCCGGAGGATCATCATAAATAATAGGTATCTCCACCACAGGAAACTCAGGCTGCCCTACCTCGAACAATTCGGAAGTTCTAGGCAATGAAGATATGCCTGTAGCGCTGGTAGCCCAAACCTTAGCTGACCAGATTCCGGGATAAACATTTTCGAAATCGACCGTTAAGCCTTCGACAACTCTGGGCGGCGTCCAATCATCGTCACCTCTCCGCCATTGGACAGTATAGAAAATTGCATTTGCAACTGGTTCCCAATGAGTTTCTAGTACATTGATAGCTTGCCCGTCTGCCAGCTTTACGAAATCCTGGACAGTGACAGTTGCAGGAGGTTGAATAGAAGTACTTGGTAGAAAGCTTGTCAGAGGTACTTGGACATCGAGGCCAAAATCTCCAGCAGCAAACTTCGAGGCATTATGTTCTAGAGCCGTGATTTGGTACCTATTAAAGTCCTTTTCCTCAACTTCCAAAACCCTGAATAGCTGCCCCACTACTTGAGCATCTTCAACGGCCCATATAGCATCTACAATTGGCACGCCAGGGAAAGTGGGCGTAACTGTAATCACATTGCCAGTCACATCTGACACGGTACTTTTAGCCGTGATTCCACTAGGCAACGTAACAGTAAGCGTGTTACCAATTACTACTGCCGGAATTGGCATGCTGTCGATTGTAACACTACTAGAGGTAGCCGCAGCTATGCGCCCACTTCTACGACTTCCTGTCCTATTACTATCAAACACCTTAATTATTTTGCCCGGAGCAGTGATGGCACCGTCCATCCCCGTCTCGAACGAAATAGTGTTAGTTTCCAATTTCTCTGAAAGCAAAATCCAGCGCCCCATACGCTCAGCCGCGCCTAGAGATATGCCCCCAATTGAGGTCACCTCAATTACTTGGACGCCGTAGCGCGCTATACCCTCCTGATCAGCTACATAATGAATCTGCGGAGAACCGAAACGCTTAATATCGCTCCAACTTACCAAGGCCACAGTATGGCGTGCTCTCCTTGAACTACCGGAATAAGTAAATTCGCCCTGAAGTACATTACTGTTGCTGTAGGAATATACAGGGTCTTCAGGTTTATCCGCTACAGCGACTATTTGCCCGCCAGCCCAATAAGCAATACCTCGGAACAGAGATGCCAGATCTTGAATCACCTTAAAAGCTTCAGTGGCCGTCTGTAAATAGATATTGGCGACAAACCTAGGTTCAAGTCCACCTACACCATCGTCTACCATTTCATCAGCGTACTGGCCAATATTGAATAGAGCCCACTTATCTACTAAAGCCTCATCCAACAAATTACCAAGACCGTAGACGGGATGTGTTATTAAATCGAAAAACACCCAGGCGGGATTATTAGAGTAAGCGAGTTGAAAAGTTCCATTCCAAACTCCGGTATAAACACGAGTAACCGGATTGTAATTGGATGGGACCCGAATAATACGACCCTTCATGTGATATGCACGTGTAGGTATATTTTGAAATTGCGATGCATCTACGATTACACCTACCAAGGCACTATTTGGCATACGTAATTTGACATCAACAATTTCAGCTACGGATTGTACAAGCATTGTATCCTGCGTAAATTGCGAATTCTCGTTAGGGGTTATTCTTTGGATTCGCAATACCCAGCCTGACCCGGTAGTCGGAGGTAAATCAATTCTGTGGCTG